CCACAAATCACTCCAAAAACTCATTACCTACTGCCCCAACGAATGTTTAACGACGCCGCCGGACAGTGCTCAAAGCCTTTGTCCGACGCATGATGGCGTTGCTGGCTGGCCAACGAGGTTTCCACCCCGCTGATTTTTTCGAACGCCGCCCACCAACTGGCCGCCTTGAACTGAATCGAGAACGCATCGTCCCCGTCGTGGTAATCGCGCTTGGTCATCACCCCACTGAACAACGACACCACCCCCACCTCATTGCCCTGATCGTCCAGGTAATGGCGACGAATCGACAACGGCCGGTTGAGGTAGGTCACGGCCTGATCAAAGACAATGGCCCGCGTGGCGGTATTGATCGCCGAAAGCGTCACCGCCACCTCGTTGGTCTTAATGTCCGTGGTTTGCTTGGCGTCCGGCACGGCCATCAGCCCATGACTGACCTGATAGACCTCGCCCTGATAAGTCACGTCTTCAGAGGCATCGGTTAACCGCAACACCCCCGTCGACAAATCAATGTCGACGGTGTGAAAATAGCGGTGATTACCGCGCAACAACGCCTTAAACGCCGACGAAAATCCCAGCATCAAATCACCTCTTTACAATCGAATTCTTGGCGGACAATCTGCCCCACCCCCAGCGACAAGGGCTGCACATCTCGCGCTTTGCGGACCGTAAACGGCACCTGGTCAAACACCACCGCCGTGCCCACTGGCACATCAACCAATAAGCGATCATGCAAGCGAATCAGGCACTGACCCGAACCATCGGTGTCGGCGTCCGCCGTTACCTGGTACACCTTGGAATGGTTGGCAAACCGAACCAAATCCCCAGCCAACAACGCGCCCGACACATTGGCGGTCAACTGCCCCAGGGTTAACGTCCGGCCATCGCTGGACGCCACCGCCACCACGGCCGAGCCAAAGCCATTAGCCACCGTCGCCGCGCCCTGGCAGTCACTGATCAAGGGCAACACCACATCAAACGATTCAAACTGCCCCTGAAGGCCGTTTAAAAACGCCTGAATGGCGCGCGACTCGGCGTATCGAGTGGGCACCAACCGCACGGTAAACTGGAAAAAATGGGCCTGACTCTTCAGCACCCGATCCGATCCGCTGCGCGTGGTGTTCACCACCGACGGTGAAACGTGCTCAAAATCCACCGCCTGAAACTTCACGTTTGGAAATTGCGCCATTTAAAACCCTCCCCGCATTCCGGCATCATTCATCGCCTGGCGAACCAAGCCGGTGATCGTATGTCGGCGAGACATCAACAACTCGTCAAAACCTGCCGTGTCGTTGGCCTGAATCTGAAAGGTAATGTGAACCGCTGGCGACTCTGCACCCATCGCTTTGGCCATATTGGCGTTGGACGTGATCTGACCCGCCGCGCCTGGAGTGAATAACTCCGGGCCACGCTCACCGACCAGATAGGTTTGACCCCCAATCACCGAACCACCCCGCTCACGGGCACCAGCCACCTCGGCCACCGCCGTGGCACCGATCAACGCGGCATTGAGATAACCCCAATTCCGCATGGTCTCCGCCGCTGCCAAGGCACGGGCGGGGGCATCCGGGGTCGGAATCGACAATTGAGAATTCGCCGCTAACGTGGCGGCTAAATTGGCGTGCATTAACGCCTGAGCCACCAACAAGCCTTTTTGCACCAACAACGCCGCGACCCACGCCGCGCTGCCTTCCTCGGCCGATTGCTTCACCAGCTCCGCCGCATTCGCCGCCGCTTGCATCTGCATCCCGGTGACCATTTGGCTGTATTGACGCTCGACGTCCTGGCGGGCTTGCGCCTGCTGGCTTACCTGGTCGGTCAATTTCTGCTGGTGCTGACGGTGTTTCTCTTCCACCGCCATGAATTCAGCGTCCAGATGATCGTCGTTGCGTTCGCGGTACTCCGCTTGCAACTGCTCTAACGACTCAAAGCCCCGGCGGCGAATTTCCGCCTCGGACAACTGGAGCTGATCGATTTCGGCGTTGCGACGCTCCCAGTTCAGATTGATCCGTTCTTGCTCGTCGGCGAACTGCTGATCCATCGCCGACAACCGCGCCGCACCTTGTTTGTGCTGACTGGCCAGGCTTTTCTTGGCCTGCTCGTCTTCTCGGGCTTTCGCCTCGTCCGCCGCTTGTTTTGCACGGTCCGCCTGAACTTTTCGCCCTTGCTCGGCCGCCTCGTTGGCTGCAACGGCGGCATCCATCTGCTTTTGGGCCAGGATTTCCAATTCGGCATCGAGGGCGCGCATTTCCTGGCGCAAACCGTTGGTCCGATTGGCCGATTGGCCGCCCTGGCCTTCCAACTGCTGCAACCGCATCTGCAAATCCAGACGCCGGTTAAATAAGTTATTAATGCGCTCTTGTTCGGTTTCGTCGATGGCGTCCGACACCCGTTCCAGGCCCATCGCCCAACCATTGATGATGTTGGTGGCCGCTGTGCCCGCGCCGGTACTTCGGTTGAAGGCTTCCAACAACTCTTCCCAACGCTGACCCAAGGTATCCACCGCCCCGGACAGGCCCGCCGCTTCCGCTGACCCCGCGCCACCAATCTGGTCTTGCAAGGTCTTCAGGATCACCCGCTGGGCTTCCGCCTGATTGCCCGTTTCGACCATGTTTTTAATCATGGCCTCTTGGGCACCCGTAAAGCTCACCCCCACACGACGCAACGAGGCCAACCCGCGCACTGGGTCTTCCAACGCTTTGCCCAACTGAATGGCGGCACTTTTGGCACTGCCGCCCATCACCGACGCCAAATCCTGGGATAAACGCAAGGTGTCGTTAAACACCGAGCCGGACACGCCTTTGAAGGTCAACAACGCATTCGCCGCTTCCCGCATTCCGGCCGAATCGGCCAACGTATTCAGGGCAATTTGTCGGGCCGTGGCATCGATCTGCGCGGTGGTCTGACCGGAGGCATTGCCCGTTGCCCGCAACAAAGATTCCGTTTGCGCCAACTGGCGTTCCACCTGAGCAAACACCGTCAAACTGCTGGCAGCGGCGGCGGTAAAGCCTGCAAAGGCCACCGCTCCGGCAACCAGAATCGGATTCAATGAGCGCATGGCGGACGCCGTGGACGACAAGCGACCCGCGACACCGCCCAACGGCCCGTCCAGAATCGCCACCGAGGTGGCGGCATGACTGAACCCATCGGCCATGCGCTTGGACGCATTGGTGGCCTGCTGGGCGTCTTTTTGATAACGGCGAGTACGGGTGCCAATATTGGCCAACGCACGCGACGCCTTATCGTCGACGCCAATCTCTAACTCGTACTTACTTTTAGACATCAGTTCAGCACCGCTTTAAAGTGCGCGGTTTCCGCGCCGGATGGATCAGAAGGAGGGACGCTTGGAGGATCAGAGACCCCCGACTTGCGCTTGTAAAACGCCACCCAGTCGGTTAACTCGGACGACGTTAGCTGGGATTCAACCCACGACACCGGGCACCCCCACCGATCAGCAATTTCAAACAGCCAGAATCGGGTGGGGTGCTCGCTTAGTTTTTTTTCGGCACGCTCCAACGCCGCCTTGTCGAGGCCGTTCAAACGTTCAGCCACCACAAACAAGGCGTCGAGGGTATCCGGGTGGAACGCCAACACCTGATCCAGTTCGGTCGGGCCGAACATCAATTGATTAGTGTCAGAATCCACTAAACAAGCACGGACCAGCTTGGACTGGTAGTGCATCGAGTCCGGCTGCTGGGTCTCAGGGTTAAACAACGAACGGTCGAACTGATCCCGCGCCCCGGCGGTCATTTCACGCAAACGAAACTCACCAACACCGTCAACCGGCACCGTTTCCTCACGAATCGCCGCCTGCATGGCCGCCATTAATGCCGCTTTATTCATCACGCACCCCTTACGCCGGATCGGTCCAGGTGGTTGCGCCGGATTGCTTGCCCGTCGCAATGGCTTTCAACGTGCCTGAGCCTTCCGGTTCCGCCACTTTCCAACCCGCCAACACAATCTTAAATTCGCCCACCGTGCCGTCGGACAAGGTGAGTTTGAAATCCACCGCTTGACGCGCACGCGCCGCATCACGCAACATTTGCTGACCGGGGTCCGCCTGGTTCAAGATCACCTGGACGGTTTTGTCCGGGCCTTCAGCAATGTCCGCAATGAATTCTTTGGTGGTTTCTTCCATCGCCGTCGAATCCACGAACCCGCCTTCCTCGCCGGTTTCACCGATACCAATCACCCCTTTAATCTGGGTAAAGGCCGGGGTGGCCTGCATGTCGGAAATTTCCAGTTTTGAGCCTGCGCCTAACGTCGCCTGAGCCATAAATCACCTCTCTGAAGATACAAAAAAGGCCGCTTGCGCGACCTGGGTTAACTAAATTCAATCTGATAGACCAACACCAAACTGGTGCGACTGGCGTCGTCTTCGGAACTGTACCGCCATCGCTGCAAAGTATGACCGTGAACCAGACCACCCAACTGGCGGTCGTCGATCATCGCTTGCTCGACCGGCTCCATCAGGGCATCCAACACCCCGTCCGGGTCGCTGATCTCTTCGGTGCTGGCCTCAATCACCAATTCAGCGGCATCGTTTCGGCCGTCAAAGGCTTCATAGCCCACATCGCCGTCGGCCATGTAAATGAACACTTGATCGCTGTCGCCATCGGCACGGCGGGCCAGCTTCACCGAAACACCGGGCAAAGCGGCTTTCACCAACGCCAGCACGGCGGCACGTACCTGACCGCGTTGTGTCGTGGTTGTCATCGGGTTAAACGCTCCAAACGAAATTGAAATTCATGTTCCAGCAACTTGGGCAATTCCTCGCGCACAATGCGCGGCCCAAACCGCCGCAAGGCGGTGGTCATCAAGTCCGAGACATCAATGGTCACCACCTCCAACGGATAACGGTCAGCCGTGGTCCGCTGAAAAATCTGTTCTTTGCCGCTCTTTCGAACGGTGGTTTTAAAGGCGTGCGGGTACTTGCGCCCGGCGGCAGAAATACCGCCACGCTTCAACACCCGATGCTTTAAACTGTGCACACTGATCGGTCGGGTGTAACCCGTGATCACCGCTTTCTGGGTGCCCGGCTTCGACCGACGCAAAAAGAACTTACGGCGCACATGCTTGGCGGGTACCTTGCTTTGCTTGGCCACCGAGCGGACACTCTCGGTTTGCACCCGCTTGCCCACTTTATTAATGGCCGCGCTGGTCGCTTTCGGAATCTCCGAGCTTTTCAATTTATCCAAGCCCCGAATCCACTGACTCAAGCCATCTTGTGCCATAGCTACACCGTTTTTTCCTGGACCACATACGAACGAATACCGTCTTGGTCGGTGTGGGTATGGGACACCGTAAAGCGCACCGAACCGGCCAGCATCTGGTCGCCTCGACGCAACGTGGCCACCGTATCCAACACCGACACCGTGGTGGCGTTGGTGATCACCTGACCCTCACCGCCGACCCACTCCACACCCCGGTCGACAATGATCCGAATCGGGTCCGGCTCCGCCGCTTGACCCGAACGAGTCAACACCGCATCCTCACCGAATTGGTCAAACAAGGCGGCGTCCATCGACGCCACCCCCGCATCCCAAGCCATTACTTCTTGGTCGACGCTTTAGGCTTCGGCGCGTCTTTCACTTCAGCGCCCTCGTCCGCTGGCTTTGCCGCGCCTGCATGAATTAACGCCATCGCCACATCCTGACCCAACTCTTTCACATCGCCTGCATTGCCCGTTTCACCAGGACCAATCACCGTTCCGCGTAAAATTTCCACTTTCATGCTCAATACTCCGCATTGATAAACCAATAACCCACAAAAAAGGGCGGAACCCCGCCCTTTTCATTCACTCAGAAAGGCTTACACAGCTTTCACAAACTGCTCGGCACGACGCACCACCACATCAGCCAATTGGTGACACCCAATGTCCAATCCGCCCGTCTTCACATTGCGGTCCGGGATCAACTCCACCATGCCCCAAGTGCCGATCATGACCTGACTGTAATCACCAAACACCGACGCCTTTGCCGGAAGCTGGCTCGACTTGTACGGTGTATAGCCGTTACAGTCGTTCCCTTCGATCACAAAGCGACCGCTGCCCGCGTCTTTCTTGGCGGTCTTCAGCGCCGAATGAATGCCTGGACGGAAGGCATACGCCAACTGCCCCGAAAGCCCTTCCACGTCATCCAACAAACCTTCCATCTGGACGATCTCTTCCCAGGTTGGCACCTTGCCCGTGGTATCCGCTAAGGTCAGGGTTTGCACACCCGCCGTATTCAACAGACCCAATGGCTGATTGCTTGCCCCGGAGCCATTAAACGCGGCGTGGTCAATCGCCAGCGCAATGCCTTCCAGCATGTCAGAACGGACCAACTGCTCAATCGCCGGGTTAGATTGACGCATCAACTCAAAGGTCAACGGCACCGTGCCGCCTACATGCTTCGGCGATAACGTCACATTACCCACCGTCACATCCGACGCGGACGCGTCCGCGCCTTCCGCCATCCAACCAAAACTGGCATTGGCCGTTTTCTTAGGAATCGACACATTGCCGTTCAAACCAGACAGGAAGCGGGCACCCAAGCGACCCATCAAGGTCGACGCACGCAAGGTATCAATAAACTGACTGGCCAGATGCGCCGTACCGATCAGACCGGCACCGCCCGTCGTGTCGGCACGTTTGCCATCCCCCAGGATCGACATAGGCACCATCACACCGCCACGAATGCCCCCGCCTTCACGCTGGGCAATTCGGCCCAATTCTTGCGACATTTCACGCTCAAACCCAGCATCGGACCAGTCGCCGGTCAATTGCGCATTTAAGGCACGCACCAACGAGTAGTCACCGTCGTGACGTTCCAGCATGTCCTGACTGGCCACCGCAGCGGCCGGGGCCGGTTGCTGGGACGCAATGTCGAACGCCTCCGAACGGAACTGGTCCAACGTCATGCCACCGGCAATGGCTTTCGCTTCCAGCTCGGTTAAATCAAACGGCGCACTGCGCGCCGCTTGGGTAATGTCGGCAATACGCTGACGCTCTTCGGCGCGCACGTCGTCGACGTTAATCACCGCCGGGGCAGCACCGCCCGCTGGTGTGGTTTGATTGCGTTCGCCATCGGCTGGCGCTTGAATAGGATCTGGCATCTGCTCACTTCCTTCTGTTAATTCGTTTAGGT